TTCATCACCTATGGCCAGAGTCTGAGCACCGGCGTAGAAGGCTGGCCAGCGCTATCCAAAACGCCAAAGTACGACAACCTGATGTATGGCGACAGCCCACGCCCCAACTCTCTCAGCGGCCCCGGATTCACGCCGGTCGGCACCGCTTCGCTGAAAGCACTGAAGGCTGTAACGCAAAGCCCTGCAGGAACTGCTGTCATGTCCGATCTTGACGTGGCAGCACTCGCGCCCGGTTCAGGAAACGGCGGCGAATCGCCTGATGTCGGCGCGCTCAACTATGCGCGGAAAATGTTCCTGCAGCATATGGGACTAGCTTCCGATCTTACCCGGCAGTTTGTTTCTTCCAACTGCGGTGTATCTGGCCGGACCATCGAAGCGCTGTCTAAAGGAGCATCGCCAGAACTGTATTTGCGCGCCACTCAGGCTGCGCAGGCAGTCAAAGGGATTGCGGAGGCCCAAGGCGCTACTTATTGCGTCCCAGCGATCGTTTTCCTGCAAGGTGAGTACAACTACACCCCTGACTATGGTGGCGTAACTGACAAGGACGGGTACAAAGCGCTACTGCGAAAGCTACGCAATGACATGGTGGCGGATATTTGCAACGGCATTGCCGGGCAAAGTGCACCACCTGCATTCATCACCTATCAAACCGGCGGCCCCTATACCCGGGACGAAAACGACATGGCAATCGGCCAGGCCCAGCTGGAACTATCGCAAGAAGAACAGAACTGGTATCTGGCAACGCCGACCTACCCCTACACCGACAAATGGAGCCACCTCGATTCAAACGGATACCGCTGGGTGGGGCAGCAAATCGGCAAGGTGTTCCATCGCGTCGTCACATTGGGCCAAGGCTGGCGGCCGTTGTCGCCTCGCCAGATCACTGCAAAGGCACGGGAAGTCTTGATCGACTTCCATGTGCCATACCCGCCATTGGTATTTGATCGGCCCTACGTTAGGGGCGACACAGTCGACTACCCCAGCAGGGGGTTCAAAGTAATTGACGAACAGGGTCTTGTTGCAATCGGGTCCGTCGAGATCGCTTCCGACACCATCGTGCGGATCAACCTGGCACGAGACACCATTGGCGCCGTGAAGGTGCAGTACGCAGACAAGGAAGTGCATAACGGGAACGGATGCCTTCGAGACAGTGACCCAGCCATCGCAAGTGATCTGTATGAGTACAGCGTAGGAACAGGGCAATACGAAACGGCCAATGTGGCCGCCTTGGTCGGTAAGCCGTACCCGCTCTTTAATTGGTGCGTGGCTTTCAGCCTGCCCGCAAAAAACTCTTAGAAAGGAAGTCACCATGGGAATTTTGATCCACGTGAAGAACGCCAGTTTTGAGGCGAACGCCATAGCTTTTATTCCGCCAGTTTCAGAGGGCCTGGAATACATGAATTTCTTTGGAAGCAATGCGAGCAAGGCAGCTCGCAATCTCGCACCTGGAAAGCCCGCGGCCGGTTTAGTAGGCACTCCGACACATAACGCTCACAGTTCCATCTTTCTGCCTGGTACAAACTATGTCGTCACCAGCGTGGACGATGTCGAATCCATGACGCTTATTGCCGTCGCAAAACCACTGGCCGATGCGAGCACGCTGCTCATTTCCAACTTCAATGGCCCGCGAGCTGCAGGCGTTGGAACAACCTACGGCAAAGTGCTCGATTTTGAGTCGGGTGGTGTGATTGACGGCTTGGTTAGCAGCAAGGCGTTCAGCCCGCGCTGGGATGGCATAAATAGTGTGTCTGTCTCCCCAGGTGTTGGGATCCCTGGTAATGCGGCGATGACACCCGTAGGCGAATGGCGCGCCATTGTGGGGCGGTCGCGTGAATCCGATAAAACTCTCTCCGTGTTCAACAAGACCGCTGGGCTTTCGGGGTCTACCGTCATGACACAGATGCCAGACCTTGGCGCGGCCAAGATGAGGATTGGGGGCACTGCGGTGGCCAATGGAGGTAGTTTTGCCAATTCGGTTGAGATTGCAGCAGCTGCGATCTATAGCCGAGCGCTCTCGGATGATGAGATCTCGAAAGTCTATTCCTTCCTCAAGGGCTACTACGCTCGCCGCGGTATCGCTATCTAATCGGACAAAGAAATGGCATTTAAGACTATCCACACTACCAAGGGGCTGCAGCGTATGGCTGCAGCTCAGGCTGCAGGTATTCCGATCAATTTGACGCACATGGCTGTCGGTGACGGCGCCGGCAAGCCGGTGAACCCGGAGGAGGATCAAGACCACCTGGTGCGCGAACGGTTCCGGGCGCGCGTCAATCGTGTCTACCAGGACCCGAAGAACCCCAAAAAATATAGCGCTGAAATGGTGATCCCGGCCGATATCGGCGGCTTTGTCATGCGCGAAGTTGCCGCCTTCGATGAGTCCGGCGGCATGTTCGTGGTCGGGAACCTGCCCGAGTCCTACAAGCCGACGCTGGACGAAGGCGCGATCGACAACCCGGTGGTCCGCATCGACTTCCTGGTGAGCAACGCGTCTGTGGTCACCCTCATGGTCGACCCCAACGTGTCCGTTGTCACCCAGGAGTGGATCAGCAACAACGTGACGGCGGCCATCCTGCTACCAGGTGGAACCACTGCCCAGGTACTCCGGAAGCGGACGAACCAGGACGGCGACACGGAGTGGGCGGACCCCTGGGAGGTCAACGTGGTGGTCAACACCATCGAAGAGGCACAGGACCTGGTCGAGGGCCAGACCACGGTCGACCTGGACATCACCACCACCAAGGGCCTGGCGATATATATCGACGGCGAGCGCATCACGCAAAAGCCCGGCGCCGAAGGCTGGCAGCCGGATGAAGAAGACGTGACGCGCCTGTACCTGGGCCAGGCGTACCCTGGCTCTGAAATCGTACTGGTGCAGAACGAGCCCGCCGGCAACCTGTCCGACCCACTCGCCAAGAAAAACAACCTCTCCGACGTGGCCGACGTGGCAACCGCACGTGGCAACCTGGATGTGTACAGCAAGACGGAATCGAACCGCCTCGCCCCGGTGTCGGAGGTTGCATTCTTCGCGCGCCCATCCGCGCCAGACGGCTGGTTGAAAGCGAACGGTGCTGCTATCAGCCGCACCGCTTACGCCTCCTTGTTCGAGGTCCTGGGCGAAACGTTCGGCAAGGGTGATGGATTCAACACGTTCAACCTGCCGGACCTGCGAGGCGAGTTCCTTCGCGGGCTGGATGATTTCCGCGGCGTGGACAAGGACCGAAAGCTTGGTAGTGCCCAGACCAGTCAGAACTTGGCTCACAGCCATGACGGTAGTACCGGCACGGCTGGCTCCCACAGCCACACCTATGTCGACGGCAGGCCAATGCACCCACCAGGGGATGCGGGGCTGCAGAACGGCAACGTGTTCAAGGGCATCTGGGAGAACTCTGATCTCCGCACGACCGGCTCGGCCGGCTCGCACAGCCACAGTTTGACCACCAGCTCGAGCGGCGGTATCGAAGCCCGTCCGCGTAACGTCGCGCTGCTGGCGTGTATCAAGTTCTGAGGAGGATGGTTATGTCATCGAAAACCGTTTATCAATACGACGTCGCCGGCCGATACCTGGGCGAAACCTTGGCCGATGAAAGCCCGCTCGAGGCAGGCGTCTACCACCTCCCAGCGCGCACCACCGAACAGGGGCCGCCTCCGAAGGACAGCTGGCCAGAAGGCCGGTGGCCTCGCTGGAACGGGATATCCTGGCTCATGATCGGATCCACCGACCCGCTGCAGCAACCTCCCGAGGACGATCCGCTTGAGAAGCTTGCCCGATTCCTAGAAGCAAACCCTGATGTGCTGGCAGTGATGGATCGGAAAGTAACCAGCTAATCCTCGACACGCGCCATTTTCGGCCGGCCTCCCAGCAATGGGCGCCGGCCTTTTTGTTGTACGGGCCGCCTGTACAACCTGTGCTAGATGCGGCACCCGCGCGCGCGGGGCATTCTGTCGCCACCATCTGTTTTCGATGCCGGGCGGCAAATGCCGCAACCCTTTTCCCAACCCTGGAGCACTACATGCCAACGGATTACCACCACGGCGTACGCGTTTTCGAAGTCAACGAAGGCACGCGCCCGATCCGCACTATCTCGACGGCCGTTGTCGGCCTTGTCGCTACCGCCGAAGACGCCGACGCCGCCGCCTTCCCCCTGAACAAGCCTATCCTCCTGACCGATATCGCGGCAGCCGCCGGCAAGGCTGGCAAGAAAGGCACCCTGGCCGCGGCGCTGAAAGCGATCGCCCTGCAGACCAAGCCGGTGACGATCGTTGTTCGCGTGGCCGAAGGCCAGGACGCAGCGGCGACCACCACCAACGTGATCGGCGGCGTGACCGCTGACGGCCAGAAGACTGGCATCGAGGCGTTGTTCGCGGCCCAATCCGCGTTCGGCCTCAAGCCGCGCATCCTCGGCGCGCCCGGGCTGGACAACGAAGCGGTGGCCACCGCCCTGGTGGCCGCGGCACAGAAGCTGCGCGGCTTCGCCTACGTCGCCGGCTACGACTGCGCGACCAAGGAAGAAGCGACAGCCTACCGCGCCAACTTCGGGCAGCGCGAGGTCATGGTGATCTGGCCGAACTTCATCGCCTGGGACACCGCAACAAACAAGGACGTGGAGATCCCGGCCGTGGCCTTCGCCCTGGGCCTGCGCGCGAAGATCGACCAGGAAACCGGCTGGCACAAGACCCTGTCGAACGTCACCGTCAACGGCCCGACCGGCATTTCGAAGCCGGTGTTCTGGGACCTGCAGGACCCGGCGACGGATTCCGGCTACCTGAACGAGCAGGACGTCACCACCCTGATCCGATCGAACGGTTTCCGCTTCTGGGGTAGCCGCACCTGTTCGGACGACCAGCTGTTCGCCTTCGAAAGCTACACCCGCACCGCACAGGTCCTGTCCGACACGATGGCCGAGGCGCAGATGTGGGCGTCGGACAAGGGCATGCACCCATCCCTGGTGCGCGACATTCTCGCCAGCCTGAACGCCAAGTTCCGCGAGCTGGTGAACGCGGGTTACCTGATCGGTGCGGAAGCCTGGATCGACCCCGCGGCTAATACGGCCGACACCCTCAAGGCCGGCAAGCTGACGATCGACTACGACTACACCCCGGTCCCACCGCTGGAAAACCTGATGCTTCGCCAGCGCATCACCGACCGTTACCTGATGGACTTCGCCGCCAGCGTGGCGTTGGCCTGATCCATCCCAACTAGGAGTAAGAAAACATGGGCATGCCCAAGAAACTCAAGAACTTTAATTTGTTCGGCGACGGCAACAGCTACCAGGGCGAGGTCGACGAGATCGTCCTGCCGAAGCTCACCCGCAAGATGGAGGAATGGCGCGGCAGCGGCATGCAAGGCCCCATCAAATGGAGCAACGGCACCGAAGCCCTGACCATGGAATGGACGGTCGGCGGCCTGATGCGCGCGGTCCTCGACCAATGGGGCGTCACCACGCACAACGGCCTACAGCTGCGCTTCGCCGGTGGCTACCAGGCGGCCGACTCGGACACCGTGGATGCGGTAGAAGTCGTCGTTCGCGGTTGCCATAGCGAGATCGACATGGGCACCGCCAAGGCCGGCGAAGACACCAGCATGAAGATCGTCACTGAAATCAGCTACTACAAGCTGGCGATCAACGGCCAGGACGTAATCGAAATCGACTTCCTCGGCATGGTCGAAAAGGTCAACGGCGCCGACACCATGCAGAAGCTGCGCCAGGCCATCGGCCTGTAATCCCCCGGCCGCTCGACCAGCTCGAGCGGCCACCCTCTCCCCTCCCCTGATATTGCGAGAACAGTATGAACATCGAAAAGAACGACGCACCCACCACCCTGCCGCCCAACACCATCACCCTGGACACCCCGATCGAGCGCGGCACGCAGAAGATCGAGCACGTGACCCTGCGCAAGCCGCAAGCCGGCGAGCTGCGCGGGACCTCGCTCAACGCCCTGGCGAACCTCGAGTACGACGCCTTGCAAAAAGTGCTGCCGCGTATCTCCACCCCGACCCTGACCGAGGCCGACGTCGCGCGCCTCGACCCTGCCGACCTGATGCAGTTCGGAGGTGTGTTCGCCGGTTTTTTGCTGCCGAAGGCGCAGAAAGCGAGCATGGGCTTCCCAACCGAGTAGAAGACGCAATGGCCGACATCGCCCTGGTATTCCACTGGACACCCCAGGCGATGGACGGCTTTTCCCTGGCTGAACTGATGGACTGGCGCGAACGTGCGCGGGTCCGATGGAGTAACGAAAGCGAGTAATGGCGAACGAACTCAACCTACAAGTCCTTTTCGGTATGGTGGATCGCGTCACCAGGCCGCTGCGCAATATCATCTCGGCCAACCAGCAAACGGCCGGAGCCATTCAAGCCACTCGCGATCGGCTGCGCGACATGGATCGGACGCAACGCGATATCGGCGCGTTCCGCCAGCTGCGCACCGGCGCGAAGGCCACCGGCGACGAACTGAAACAGGCCCGCGCCAAAGTGGCGGCGCTGGCCCAGGCACTGCACGCGAATGGACCACCGACCCAGGCAATGGTCCGTGACTTCGAAGCGGCCAAGCAGGCGGCCGCACGACTCACCCAGCAAAGCCGCCAGCAGCATGCCGAACTCCACCAGCTGCGCACTAGGCTGTCCGGCGCCGGCATCGACACGCGCAACCTCTCCCAGCACGAACGCGACCTTCGCCAAAACATGCAGCGGACCACCGAGGAGATGCAGCGGCAGCAGCGCGAGCTGGCCGAACTGACGGCGCGCCAGCGGCGCCTGGCCGAGGCGCGCGAGCGCATGAACGCAACCCAGGCGACCGCGGCGAAGATGGCCGGGACCGGCGCCGGCATGATGGCCGCCGGCGCCGCCGCTGGCGCGGCCCTCTCCGTCCCTGTTGCCGAGTACGCGAAGGCCGAGGACTCGGCGGCCCAGCTCAAGGGCGCGCTGATGAAGGCCGGCGCCGTGGTCCCTCCCGAGTTCGAAAAGATCAACGTCCTGGCCTTGAAGATGGGCGACAGCCTTCCCGGCACCACCGCCGACTTCCAGGACATGATGACCATGCTGGTGCGCCAGGGCATCTCGGCCAAGGCCATTCTGGGGGGCATGGGCGAGGCAACCGCTTACCTGGGGGTGCAGCTGAAGAAGGGACCGGCCGACGCGGCCGAGTTCGCGGCCAAGCTGCAGGACGCCACCAAGACCGCCGAGGGCGACATGCTCTCGCTCATGGACGTGGTGCAGAAGTCGTTCAACCTGGGCGTTGACGACAGCAACATGCTGAACGGCTTCGTCAAGCTGGCCCCGGCAATGGACACCATCAAGCAGCGCGGCATCGAGGGCGCCAAGGCAATGGCGCCGCTGCTGGTGATGGCCGACCAGGCCGGCATGGCCGGCGAAGTCGCCGGCAATGCGTACCGGAAGATATTCCAGCTGGGGATGGATGCCAAGAAGATCGGCGCCGTCAACAAGCTGCTGGGCAAGGGCATGAAGATCGACTTCACCGACGGCAAGGGCGAGTTCGGAGGCCTGGACAACATGTTCAAGCAGCTCGACAAGATCAAGGGCCTGAGCACGCAAAAGCGCCTTGCGGTCCTGAAAGAAGGTTTCGGCGACGATGCCGAAACCCTGGGCGTGCTGTCGGTCCTGATGGAAAAGGGCGCCGCCGGCTACGCCGAGGTGCAGGCCAAGATGGCCGCCCAGGCATCGCTGCAGGAGCGCGTCAACGACCAGCTGGGCACCCTCAAGAACCTGTGGGAAGCAGCCGGCGGCACCTTCTCCAACGCGATGGTGGCGTTCGGCGCGTCGATCGCACCGGAACTGAAAGCCACTACCGAATGGCTGGGAGAGATGGCCGGCAAGACGGGCGCCTGGGCACGCGAGAATCCACGCTTGGCGTCTGGCGCGATGAAGGCCGCCGCCGCCCTGGCGATCATCCTCACCGTTGGCGGCGCACTGGTCCTGATGCTGGCGGCCGTACTCGGGCCGCTCGCCATGCTTCGTTTCAGCATGGTGACGCTCGGCATGCAGGGCGCAACCATGGCGCGCGTGCTGGGCCTGGCCGGCAGCGCGCTCGGCATGGTCGGCAAGGCCGTGCTATTCGTGGGCCGCGCGCTGCTGATGAACCCTATCGGCCTGGCGATTACGGCGATCGGCGTTGCGGCGTTCCTGATCTACAAGTATTGGCAACCGATCACGGGTTTCTTCTCTGGGCTATGGGGCAATGTACGAGCGACTTTCGATGGTGTGATGGTCTGGTTCAGTGCCCTGCCGACGAAGTTTTCCACCTTCGGCGCGAACATCATCGCCGGCCTGGTGAACGGGATCACCAACGGCCTGGGGGCGGTAAAGACGGCGATCACCTCGGCCGCCGATAGCACCGTAGGCTGGTTCAAGGAGAAGCTGGGGATCCACAGTCCGAGCCGCGTGTTCGGCGAGCTGGGCGGGTTCATCAGCGAAGGAGCAGCGATCGGCATCGACGGCGGCAAAGCCAAGGTGGCGAAGGCCGCCCTGGCCCTGGCAACGGCGGCGACGACTTCGTTTGCGCCGGCAGCCGCACAGGTCCCGATCGACGCCCGCAAGACCGTGCTATCCGCACCAGGTGGCGGCGCAGCTGGCGGCGCTACTGCAACTGCAGCTGGCGGCGCGCCGGCCAGCTACACCATCAACATTCACCCCGCACCAGGTATGGATGCGAACGCGATCGCGCGCGCCGTTGCGGCCGAGCTGGATCGCCGCGAGCGATCCAAGCAGGCGCGCCACGGCTCGCGCCTGAGCGATTAAGGAGAAACAGCCATGATTCTGGCCCTGGATCAATTCGTTTTTGGTATGGAGAACCTGCCCTGGCAAGAGCTGCAGCGGCAGACGCAGTGGAAGCACCGAGGCAACTCGCGCGTGGGCGCCAGGGACTCGCGGCAGTACCTCGGCCCCGGCGATGACATGCTGACGATCACCGGCGTGCTGGTCCCGGAAATCACCGGCAACGCGTCTTCGCTCGAGGACCTGCGCACGATGGCCGACTCCGGCGGCGCCTATGCCCTGGTCGATGCCAACGGCCTGGTGTACGGCGCCTTCATCATCGAGGCTGTGAGCGAAGGCCAGACCAGTCACAACCGCACCAGTGCGCGCCGGATCGACTTCACGGTCGGTCTGACCCGAGTTGACGAAAGCCAGGTGGGCGAACAGCTGGGGGGCCGCAGTGCTGCAGCCTACACCTGATTTTTCCATCTCCCTGGATGGCAAGGACCTGAGTCCGAAAATCACGCCGATCCTCATCAGCCTGACTATCACCGAGTGCCGAGGCGACGAAGCCGATGCACTCGACTTGGTACTGGATGACAGCGACGGCCGCCTGGCCCTTCCCAAGAAAGGCGCCGTCCTTGCGGTGTCGATGGGATGGATCGGCCAGGCCCTGGTCGACAAGGGCACGTTCACCGTAGACGAGGTGGAGCACGCCGGCGCGCCCGACGCCATCACCGTGCGCGCTCGCAGCGCGTCGATGACCAAGAACATGGGCGAGCGCCAGGAAAAGAGCTGGCACGACCAGACCCTGGGCGCGATCGTGCGCGCGATCGCGGGCAAGCACAAGCTCAAGCCGACCGTATCCGACGCTCTGGGCAAGGTCCGGATTCCGCACATCGACCAGACCCAGGAAAGCGACATGGCCTTCCTCACGCGCCTGGCGAAGCGTTACGACGCGGTCATGACCGTAAAGGATAGCCGGCTGCTGTTCCTGCCGATCGGCGCCGGCGCCAGTGTCAGCGGCAAGCCACTTCCTGTCGTCACGATCGAGCGCAACAGCGGCGACCAGCATCGTTACAGCGTGCGCGACCGCGGGAACTATGAGGGTGTGCGCGCCTACTGGCACAACGGCCAGAAGGGCAAGCGCCACACGGTCTATGTTGGTGGCGAGTCACCACGCGGCCTCAAGACGCTGCCCGAGGTGTACGCCACCGAAGGCGAGGCGCGCGCGGCCGCAAAGTCCGAGCTGCAGCGGATCGAACGCGGCCAGGCCACGATGGCCTACAGCCTGGCCCTGGGGCGCCCGGAAATCCGGCCGGAGCTTTCAGTGACCGTGCGCGGGTTCAAGCCCGAGATCGACGGCACCGACTGGCTGGTGGCGCGCGCTACTCACACCATCTCGGACGCTGGCCTGCAGACCTCGCTCGAGCTGGAGCGCGGCGGCGCGCCGTCAAGCGGCAGCGTCTAACAAACCACGGTTTATTTGACACTCAACAAGAAAGGGCCTCGCGGCCCTTTTTTCTTGCTTTCTGTGTCTAAGAATACTGTATAGTTTTCTATGTAAAACAAACCACATGATTAATTGATTCTTATACATAAAGGGTAACTCCATGAGTAGCGATATCAGCTTTGGTGGCCGCAACCTGAGCGACGAGGAAAAGACGCGCATCACAGCAGCGTTTGCCGAGCAACGCCGCCTCGAGCAGGAGCGCATCGACCAGCTGCCGCAAGTCCGGACCGAGGGCGAGGCGGCGCTACGCCGGCTGCTGCCGATCGCCCAGGGCCACAGCGGACAGTGCCGGCACGTTGCGGCCTTCCTTCTAGGTCTCTACAACGGGACCCGCTTCCCCTTCGACCTAACCGACCTGCGCGGCATCGACCACGCCATCTTCCAGGACTGCCTGGCCGTGCTGCGCATGGACGCCAACCCGCAACGCGAGGTGCACACCTACTTCGACAACGGCGGCCAGGTGTTCGAGCAGCTGGCCGAGGACTGGCGCATTCCCGACCGCCTGGTCCTGCGCCAGGTGATCGAGGCGGCGCAAATCCCAGGCGCCGAGCACCTGGACGGGGTTCGCACGGCGCGCTCTGCATATCTGGACTCACAGAAGGTTTAATTTCCGATGACGAAGACTGTCTTCATGATGCCGCGCCGGTTCGGCAAGACCGCGATCGGGCGCGCGCTGCGCGCCACCGGCGACGACGAGCTGACGCCCGAGCAGTACCGGGCGCTGTTGTATGGCGAGTTCTCGATCGAGGCGAAGGACCGTGAACTGATGGCCCTGGCCGAGGAGTACGACCGCCGCACCGAGTTGTACGACCGCACGGTCTGCACCGGCCCGATCGGGCCAGATGGGATCATGCCTCGGACGCACGCCGAGCTGGCGGCGATCGGCCGGCACGCGCACCAGGTGCGGCGCGAGCTGGTCGACCGTGCGGTGCGCGCCGGCTTCACCGAAGCGCAGTTCAAGGAAGCGATGATGCACCAGGCACGCCGCGGCCCCTCTGCCGTAGCCGCGCAAGCCTTGCGCCAGGACCGGCCGGCCGCGTGGATCGTGGACGAATTTTTCCAGGTCGAGAAAGGGGGCGAGTGATGCGACACCCCGCCGCTACCAACAATCTGGACCTCATCACCGGCGGCCTGCTGATCGGCTACGCCCGGGTCTCGACGGTCGACCAGAACCTCGACCTGCAGCGGGACGCGCTCGAGCGCGCCGGCTGCGGCCAGGTCTACGAGGATAAGGCAAGCGGCCGCGCGAAAGCCGGCCGGCCTGAGCTGGCGAACGCGCTACGCGCGCTGCGCGCCGGCGACACCCTGGTCGTGTGGCGCCTGGACCGCCTGGGGCGATCGCTGGCCGACCTGGTGCAGATCATCAATGAGCTGGGAGAGAAGGGGATAGGGTTCAAGAGCCTGACGGAACAGATCGACACCACGACCGCACAGGGCCGCATGTTCCTGGGAGTGTTCGCCACCATCGCGCAATACCAGCGAGACGTGATCCATGAGAACACAATGGCGGGTTTGGCGGCAGCTCGAGCACGCGGCCGCAAAGGGGGCCGGAAGCCGGCACTGGATGACCAGGCCCTGATGGAAATCGAGACCTTGCTCAAGAATCCAGATATGACGGCTGAAGCTGTGGCGAGCCGCTACGGGGTAAGCCGGGCCACCATTTACAACGCCCTGAACAGGAAAAATAAGCCTGCCCCTATTGGACAGGCTTAACCAGGGAGTGACAGTAGCCAATGAGCTGCAGCTGGCCGCGATCGGCGGCCGGCACACTTTCCGAAGCATAGGCCAGGTTGTCGCACGACAGCCGTACCGAGCCGTCGACCATGTGCTGAACACGCCGGAAATGCACGCTGTCACCGAACCGCACCAGGTACACCCCATCCACCGTCCGACGCTCGAGGTTCACCAGGGCGACCTGGCCGTCTGATAAGGCCGGCTCCATCGCGTCACCCACCACGCGCACAGCGATCGTATCGCCTGGCGGCAACCCCTGCAGCTCGAGCCAATGGCGCGGGACATACCAAGCCTGGCCCTCGAGGGCATTCCCCCAAGCGGCAGCGTCGAAGAAAGGCAGCTCGGCGAGATGCGGCGCCTGGATCGGCACCACGGCCGCGCCTCCCATGTCCCGCTCCCCGCGGCCCAGAATCAACCAGTCCAAGCTGATGTTGTGTTCGATTGCCAAGGTAATGCATTCGGCATAGGGAATCGTGCCGCGATTCTTTAACACACTGACAAAACCTCGTGACCCGCCCAACAACTCCGAGACTTCTTTGTCCATCTGGACGCCAAGCACAGTTTTCATTCTGTCGATTATGTCTGTTACTGATGGCTTATTTTGTTCCATTTTTGAGTTGTACGTTGCAAAAGGTTGTCTAAAGATTGCTGCGCGGAATCGGAGTAGAGCGTACAATTTACGCAGTGAAACGTCGCATTACAGATTGTTACTTTTAATGCCACAAGACACTGCAAATTGAAGCCTTGCCGAAAATTCCGCCGACTGTTTTACCCGAGAAATACTGTATAGATATACAGTATTATTGAGGCCTACACAGTGCTCCTGCGAGGTCGCCAGGAGCGAGATGCGACACCGGGTACGCGGGGGATTATCTACTGATCCGCACCGATCGCCTACGGAAACGGTATGACGGCATAGCAATAAATGCCCGAAGGAAATAAGGAACGACCACCAATTTTGCCTACGAAGAAACGCCAGAGACTACAAAATGAGTTTGCTAATTTCAATTCACTGCCCACATTGCCTTATGAAATCAAGGGCGCGCACCAGCAAGCCTCTTTCGGCCACAATGAGGGAAATTAGCTATCAATGTGTAGACCCGGAGTGCGGTCATACCTTCGTTGCGCAACTTGAGGTCGTCCGCACTATTTCGCCGTCGGCTAAACCAAATAAAGACATCCGGCTCCCAATCTCGCCCCGCACCGTGGCGTTATTGAAGGAACAGCTGGAGTTGATGCTACCCGCGTGATCAAGAAAGACCCTTATGCACAACCCTATGCCGCACAACCCTCTGTATAGCCTTGCCATTGACTTCCTGCAGCGGCACCAGGATGAACATCTCACGCCCGATCGAGATCGCCTGATTACTCGCTGCGCCCACCGCCTGGCCGATCACGGCCGCGTCTCCCTGGTTGAAGCCAGGGACGTGGCGCGCCAGGCGTTCGGCGAGCTGACGTCGCGCAACTGCAGCGCACATATCAACCTTGACCTCACCACGAGTTACGCCCTGTTCATCAATGGACCGGATGGCACCAAGCGCTGCTATCCACTTCCAGAGCTGCTACGCGTGATTCACCAGGCTGAGGCCGGCGCGCTGTAAATCCCCCACGGTTCCCTGCCGCGGCCTTATGGCCCGCGGCTAATTCCCCGTGGCGACGCCCGAATAAAAGGTTGAAAAATGGCTAATATTGACGAAGTAAAACGACGTGTAAATCCACAGCTGCATGACCTGGCCGACCGGCTCGGGATCAAGCGCGGCCCGGGCGGCGAGGACGCCCTTTATTTCTCTCCGCACCACGCGGACAAGAACCCCTCCCTTTCTATCTATGTGGGCCACCCCAAGCACGGCGACGGCTGGAAAGACCACAGCGCCGATGAAGGCGGATCCTGCATCGACCTGGTGATGTACGTGCGCGGCTGCACCGTGTCGGAGGCGATGAAGTACCTGCACGAGGAATACGCTATCCCCTTCGACAAACCCGACCACGCGAACAAACCCGAGGCCGAGAAGAAAAGCATGGTCGAGTACATCGCCGATCGCTGCATCGCCGTGCGCGAGAAGGCGCGCGACTACCTGGCCGGGCGCAAGATCGGCGCGGCCGCGATTGACACCGCGCTGCGCGCCAATACCCTGGGCTTCAATGAGTGGACTAGCACAGCGAAGGAGGCCGGCACGGTCGGCTATGGCGGACCTGGCGTGGCATTCATCGTGCGCGCACCAGGAACCGGCCAGGTAGTTGGCGTCGATATCCGCTACCTGGATCCGGCACTCAACGGGGGCACCAAGACGCAGAGCCAGGGCGAAAAGGACGGCTATTACTGGACGGCCGATCCGCGCAAGCTCGAGAGGGCCAAGCGCGTCTACATTGTGGAAGCGGCGATCAACGCGCTGTCGATCGACACCTGCAGCCTGCCGAGCACGGCATCGATCGCAATCCGTGGCCTCACCAACGCTTCCTCGCTCGACCTCAACTTCCTGCGCGGCAAGCAAGTCGTGATCTGTATGGACAACGACCAGCCCTTCGCCGAAGGGCACAAGCTCGCCGGCCGCCGGCCGGGTCCGGAGGCAGCGTGGATCCTGTACGAGCGGCTGACAGCGCTCAACATCAGCGCAGTGCTGGTCGACCAGGCCGACTGGATCGAGCCGGCCGGCGCCGACGAGAAGGACGGCAAGCCGATCAACGACGTGAATGACTACCTGCAGGCGCGCGGCGAACACGAGCTGGCCCAGGCCCTGGAAGAAAAGAATTACGAAACCTGGCTGATTGCCGGCATGCCTGGCGACACCTCGAGGAAGGGCCGGCCGCGCGTCTACCTGCCCGGGCACGACTTCGCGCAATACTGGAAATTCCGGCCGCACCTGGACTTCACGAAGTACATCGCACGGATGGACGAAAACCGCGACACCGGCGAGGAAACCCCGGTCTATCACGACCTGTGCGGCTTCCGTATTGCATCTCTGAGCCG